ACCCTCAGTAAATCTATCAGGTAAAACATGATTATAGTCAGCGTAAACCCTTTTATTTTCATCTTGCCAACCTTTTAACCAGTCATCATTATTCAACTCTTTATAACCAAACTTAATATTCCTTTTATATTTTGATATATAATTAACTTCAAATTTATTACTTAAATCAAGTTTATCACCCCAATTAATAGCACTTGTTTTACTTTTAAAAAATGTATCTCTAGGCTCTAAATAAATAGTTTTAGTTTTAATATCAGTCCAATAGTATATATTAAACATTCTAGTAAAATCATTTATAATATCTAGTAAAGTGTATTTATCAGGTAAAACATTATTTAAAGAAAATATATCGCCTTCTCCTATATTGGTTAATTTAACCATTCCAAAAGTATTACCATCTAGTAAAGTAAAAGTATAAGGAGTACCACCCCCAGCAGCTTTAGGACTTATATAAATAGAAACTTTATCACCAGTAGTAAAAATATAATTATTAGTAAACTGAATCGGAGCACCACTTAATGTACTTACTGAAGTTTGAATAGTATCTATAATAGTACCTGAACCTATTGAAGTTGCTGAATCTCCATTAACTACTACTAATATATCTAAATCAATACCAACAAAAACACCAGCAGTAAGGTTAACTTTAAAAGATGGGTTTAAATTATAAGTACCGTTTTCAGGAACAATATATTCACTATTTACAGTATCGTAATTATTACCATTATCAAAATAAGGTGATGTATCTATATTGTAATTTAATCTAAAAAAAGTATCAGCAGCTATTACTAAAGCTGGTTGACTTCTATTAACAAAAACGTCTGTATCTTTTACATCTTCATCAGTTGATTTAAACTTTAAAGGAAAATCACAAACTAACTTTTCAATATTTATATCTTGTAAAAATGTACTAGATACCTTATAACCTAAATCATTTAAGCCTCTATTAATAATACTTTTTAGATAAAATACAGGTTTAAAGTCTATAACCTCAGTATCACTAGGCACTTGATTACCACCCCTAGAAATATAAGGATATGCAATATCATAAGTATCAGAATCACCAGCGTTAACAGTATTAATGTTTGATTTACTATAAACCTGATTAACACCTACCCAATTAATAGTATTAATTTTTAACTCACTAGCTTGTTTAACCCAATCAATATTATTACCAAAAAAAACAAGTTCAAAGCTATCAACCTCAAAGCCGTTAAATACTTTTGATACTTGTATAAACCCTGTATCAACTTCACTATCATTAATAATAACAGAACAGGACTTTCTATTTAACGCATCTCGATAATCTTTACGGCTGTTTATATTTTCAACATTACTTAATAAATCAGCATTGTTTTTAGTGTTAGGTACTTTAAAAGTTTTTGAATAAGTACCAGTACGGGCTTTTAAGTTATCAAGGTTTACAATACCTAAATTAATAGTAAAAGGGAAGTCAGTAAAATTAGATAAATCTAAATCACCTAGTACATTATTAGTATTATCAATAATTCTAATTACTACATTATTCATCCTCTAAGTCCTTTTTCTTTATTTGCAAAACTATAAACTAAAGTAAATTGTATAGGTACGTTTTTCTCATCTCTAATTAACAGACTTTCATCTTCTATAATTATTGGAAAATAACTATTATTAATTTCTACCCATGCATTCTTATTAACTAACATAGTTGATAAAAACTCATAATCATTTTTACCTATTGAATCTGTATAAACTGTGAATTTTCTAGTACCTACATTCTCAATAACGCTAAAACCTCTATTAGAGCTATTATAAGACGTTTTAAGAGCCTTTTGATAAATAGATGAGTTATGACTCAAAGTTTCTATTTTATTCCCTTTAAACGTGTAAGAATCCTGTTTTCCAAAATTATTAGCCCAATGCACTCTGGTATCAGTTTCACAACTATCAATTATATTAAACCTTCTAAGCTCTGAAGCTTGATTACTAGCCTCTTTTAATTGTACAGTATAATAAGAAACATTAGTTAAACTTATACCCTCATTAATTAGGTTTTTAGTACCTACTCCGATAGTTAAATATGTTTTTAATAAGTTTCCTATTGCTGCGTTATTATTCCATTGAGTAACATTTATATAATCAGTATTCAATAAAGCTCCTAAAGAGTTATAAGTTAAAACTTCTAGTTTAAAATCAAAAGTAACAGCAGCATTGTAACCGTTTAAAAGTCCTAAATACTCACTAGAATCTAATTCTATATCTTTTATTAAAGGTGCATTGTTTAAAAACTTACCTGAGCTAGTTGTTAACTGATAATCTGAAATATTAAAAGTATTATAATCAAAATGGTTTACAGTCCAATTATACCCATTAAAACTATTTAAAGAATCACTTACAGGATTACCTATCCATAAAGTATAAGCATTATTATTATCATTGTCAGGGTCATAGCCAGTAACTAACAAACCAGCAGTCAAAACAACTTCATAAACCTTTAAAGTTATATTTTCAGCCCTACCACTATTATTATCAGGTATTAAAACACCTGTAGAGCCTATTAAATTTAATTCAAAACCTATAATAGTTTTAATTACATCACTAATATCTACTGTAAAATTTGTTGTACTACCTAAATCTAATTGAACGGTTTTCGCTGCTTTTCTAACACCGTTATTTAAAACCTCAACTATACAATATCTTAAATCAGTAGCATTACTAGAAAATTTATAAACCATAGGTCTATAAGCTAAACTTAATGCAGACGGTACACTTATTACTGTTATTGCCATTTAATTATTCTTTGTGTTAAACTCTTTTACTATTGTAGCTATTGCAGCGTCATAGCCTTTAAATACTTCTTTTTCTAATTCGATAAAAACAAAATCTAATTTATTATCAATTACAAAATCTATAAAACCTTTACGCCTACCATTATTACTAAAGCTAAAACTGTTTTTAGTTGGGCTTCCCTCTTTATGGATAGTTTGTTGAATAGCAAAAGCTAGGCTTTTAACCTCTTTATCTCCATTAACTATAGCCCTGTTTTCAATCCATTTAACTAATACATCTATAGGTACTTTTTTACCTCCAGCTTTACGACCACTATCTACATACTTACCGTAATCATCCATTAGTATCTCTAATACCATTGAGTTAGGTAATTCAATTATCCTTTGCTCAAAGCTATTAACTAGATTCCCAGTAGCCTCATGACCTTGACCTATAAGCTCTTTTTGAAGCTCTAAGATTATCAATTTACCTATCTTATTATAGTCTACCATTAATAATTAAAAGTACCTGTTATACAATCAGAATCTAATTCAACAACTAGCGTATAAGTTGACTGAACTAATTTATCATTGTGAACCTCATGAGCTAAGAAGCCACTTAAACCAGTTTCTATAATGCTAAAACCGTTTGAGCCGTCTATATTTCTGTTTATTAACTCTGCAATATATTGGTCTAAAATATTATCTATTTCTGCTTGTTTTTCCTGTAAGCTTTTAACCTTTCTTTCTGCTGTGTTATAATCTCCATAACAGAAAATATTAAATGTAAACTGTTTAGACCTAGGAAGAAAAAGATTGTTATTATTGCCTCGAACATAATTAGGTGAAGAGTTAACTAATATCATTGGATAGGCTTTGTCTTGTATCGCACCGTTTACCCTTGAAACTTTATCATAAACAAAGTAATTAACAGCAGCAAAAGCATCTGATACCGTTTTAAATTCATCAATAATATCTTTGTATTTAGCCATGGTTTAAATATAATAAAATTAGTAATCTATCTCTTTAAATATACCGTTTAAAGTTTCAAATGTGGTGTACATATCTCTAGGTAAAATATCAATACCAAAAGCCCACATTTCAAAGATAGCTAATAGCCTTCGAGTGTTATTAGTATGGCTAGTACTTGAAAAAATTGAATTAATTCTATATTCAAAAGCTTTAACAACATCGTATCTAAATGTTTCAAATAATTCTACAACGTATTTAATATTTTCCTCTGATATATTTCTACCTCTCCAATCTTCTCTAATAGCATTAATGTAATTAACGTGCATTTTGTTTTGAGCATCTATAATATACTTTTTAAAAGCATCAGGCGTAATACCCTCAATATTTACTTTTAATATATCTTCAAAACCTTTTGTACATATTTTTATTTTATACTTTACAAAGTCTTTACACATTTTACTTTTAATAATATCATACTGTCCATGAGTATAAAACTTCATTAAAGAAACTTCTTTTTCTACCCTTACACAAGTATTAAAAAGATCATGATGCTGTAAAGAGTTTATTGTTAATTTATTCTTTAGGCTTAAAACTCGATTTATCCAAACTGGTATATCCTTTTTAAATAAAAACATAAAGGCTAAAACCAATATAACTAAAGAGGATATTAAACTACCCTCTATATTTTCTGCTAATACTTTTAATACGCCTTCCATCTTATTACATTAACATAAAAAAGTCACCCCCTGAAGTATCAACTGAACTTGATAAACCTTTTATTTCTGTTCTGTCTAGTGTTAAATTTCCAAAAACTGAACTAGATGTAACTGATAAAACACCAGCACTTTCACCAGCGTTTACAGATATAGCACCCGTTGCGACCTGTCTATTAGTATTATGTGTTGTAAAAGTTCTAATTGTTCCCGTTGGAATCTGTTGAGTAGCTATAGCATTAACACAGCAAGATGTAATCATTACTAAAGAATCTTGCTCAACGGTTATATTTCCACTATGAGGACTTGAGGAGCCTCCTGTTCTAACAGATGAACCAACGCCACCACTATCAGTAAAGCTCCTTATGTGCATACTAATAGGGTTAAACTGAGAACCGTTAAAATTAACTCTTAATTGATTATTCCCTGTTGGTGGATTCTCTAAATAATAAAAAGCCATTCTTTGAGATAAGCCGTTTCTATTTAATTGATAAAGTTGAGTCATTGCTACACCCCCATAAGTACAACCCGTATAAGTTCTAGTATTACTCATAGTAAATTGAGCGATAATTAAACCGTTAGAACCTGTGTTGTGAGTATGGTTCTGAGTCTTGTTATTAGCCCCAGGAGTTTGATTAAGATTAGTTACATTTCCTTTAGTTGGTGCTGCCATTATAATTGGTTTATGTTAGTAATTTCACTAAGGTTTAACTCATCAGTATTTTCTACCTCAGTTCTAGCCTCATTAACATAGCTAACACCATCAAAAAAAGCACTAATTAATACTTCACCTATTTCTAATTTAGTTCTGTTTTCTCCTAAAAACTTACCTAAAGTACTATCATAAGCCTCATTTATTTCATTTATTACACTTATATCAGTAGTAAAACCAACATCAGTATATTTTAAATTGTCAGTACCCTCTAATTCTATTTTACTAATTATTGTTATCATTTTACGCTTCTGTTTTAGTTGCTACTATATCCCATTTAGTATCCGTTGAATTATATACAAGCCCTAAATAAGTTATCTTACTTGCTACTGTTGTAGTTGGTAAAGTTACCCCTATTGCTCTAAAAATAGCGTTAAAAGTAATCCCTCTAGCACTACCATCATCTTTAATTCTAACTATTACCTTTTGACCTTCTACAGGTGTACCAGTTGGAGCTGCTATTGTTAATGCTTCAGCTTGTGCAGTTATAATACTTTGGTCTGTTGCTGAACTGCTAATAGATAATGTTGCTGTTGATGCAACTGAAACTATTCTAGGCTCTGCTGGTGCGTTGTATATTGTTACACTATCTCCAATTTTAGTAATCTGAAAGTTGTTTAAAGCATACCAAGTAGCATCCATAGTAAAACTTGTAGTGCTATCTGCCCAAAACTCTACATAATCACCTACTACTAATTCAATATTGGTAGTTCCAATTGGTGTATCCCAAGATGATGCCAAGTCTGTTCCCGTAATTCTTTGTGTAACTCCGTTTTTCTTAATAAATATTTGAATCCATCCACCTGCATTATTAATAAATAATGTATTTGTAAATGAATAAACACCTGCACCACTCGAATCAACTGTAAATCTATGTGTTGTATTATCCCATTCGCCATTCACATCAAATCCACCCGTAGAATTATCAACATAGTCAATTCTTTCTGCTGTAGAAGTAAAACCTTGAGTAGTGTCCATTCTACCTTGAACAATAACTTTAGTTCCAATAGTGTTATTACCTTGCCATTTTAAACCCGTTGATTCATTACTATCAGCTACTAATATTTGACCGTTTGTACCAACTGGTAACCTAGCATTATCAGTATCAAAACTGTATAAATCTCCTTTAGTTGTTAATGGACTAGCAGAACCTGATGAAGGGATATCACCTATTGTAATTTTCTTCTTATTGTTACTATCTGCAGCATCTTCTATTAAAAGAATATCACTTGCAGTTGGCGTAGCTTTAGCCGTTATTGCTGATATTTCAGAACCTACATTAACATGAACAGCGTTCGCATCAGTACCACCACCACCACCACTAGAAACATCTATATAACCTTTCACAGCAGTATATAAAGCATCTATATCAGCAGTTACAGGACTTGTAACCTCACTAAATGGAATACTTATATAAACTTGTCCTCTTTGGTTTCCATCATCGTCTGAGTCATCGTAAATATTTATGTTAGTACCTCTTTTTAAAAGTTTAACATTCCCATGTTTGATATAAGTGACTGCACCAGCGAAGTCAACTTCTATACCACTAGTTAAATTAGTTATTGTTGCCATTAATCTATAAAGTTTCTGATTGAAATATAAAGTTCATTAATATTGTTAGAAGTCGGTGCGCTTACTTCTGAGCTTTTAAACCTCAAAGCGTTAGCCCCTGCTCTTCTTTCTGAGTTGTCGTAGATTCTTACTGTATCACCTGATTTAATTAGCTTACAGTTAGCGTATTTAATAAAATAAACGCTTCCACCATCATCGGTAACCTCAATGCCATCTGTACTATTTATTATTGTAGCCATATTTTTAGATATACGGCTTATAGGTGGATAAAAGCTAATATAATAAAAAAAGAGGTAATTAAACCCCCTCTTCCATACAAAAAAATTATTAAATAATAACTATTGTATCCTCCTAAAATATTCTATTATTATTCTGATAGCTATTAAAATAAACATAAAAGCAAAAACACTCACCCTTTAATCTTTAAAATATTATGTATTTGCCTAAAGTCATTTAGTAAAGAAAGTTTATCATTAGCCTCAAATCTTGACTCAATACCATCTATTAAATCACTAACCTCATCAACTTGTAATTCTACCATTTTAATAGCTTCTCTAATCTCTTTTGTCTTCTTAGATTTTTTTAATGTTTCTAAGTCCGTTAACATAGAATCGTAAACCTCTTTAGAATCCTCTATTAACTTAGGCATTTCTTTAGCTGCTTTAACCTCTAAAGCTTCTTTATCATCAATTTGCTTTAACTGGGCTTCCCTTTGCTTAATTAGAGTCGTTTTAAAGGCTAATTCGTTTTGTAATCTATAACCTTTATCATGGCTCTCAAACTCTTCTAATTCACTAACATATTCATTAGTAAAAATGAAGTTTGTAAACTTCTTTAAAAAGTCTACTCTATTTTTATAACTGTCTAACTCTTCTTGTAATTTGGTTTTAGTTGCTAACATTTAATTCTCTTTTAATAATTCGTATTTAGTGGCTTCAGGTATCTGTTTAATTGCAAAATGTAAGTCTTCTATTGCATAACCAGCATTCATAAACTCTCTTTCTGTTAGGTCATCAGCGCATACTATAATATAAAGTTCTTCATGTTTGTTTTCTTTTTCATCTTCGTTTTTATCATCATTAGCCATAAGTTAAAATCTTTATAACTAATATAATAATTATTACTAATACTGTTATCTTACTAATCATTTTCTATGTTCACAAATTACATCAGAATCAATTAAAACTTTTAACCCTATCTTTTGAATATCTGTAAAGACAAAGGTATCACTAAAAGCCCTATTACTAATCTTTCTATCTACTCTAAATTTAACATGTTCTAAGGCTTCCCTAGCAAATAAAGTACAACCTATTCCAGTAGCTGTTATCCTTGCATCTGAGTCATCTAATAAGCCTCTTAAATCAATTACACCTTTACCCATTATATTATAGCCGTTAGACCTTTCTAAAAGCTTTTCACTTCTTACAGCTCTACTATCAACGGTTGAGGTTAAACACAATGTAGGCTCTTCTCTCATTATCTCATAGGTAGCAGTAACAGCACCAGCACCACTAACCTCAGCATGAGAAACAAACCTTTCTAAAATACATTCACCTGTAAACACATCACTTTCAATCATCATTAAATAGTCATAGTCACCATTTAAAAAGTATTCTCTGATTATGTTTTGATGCCTTGCAAGCTCTTCTCTAAAGTCACCCTTGATAGGCTCATGTACTGCCTTAATGCCGTTTTTATGCCATCTCTTAACCTCTTTAGAATCTTTTGAGTTATCCACTACAAAAATATCATATAAAGGATAGGTAAAGGTTTTAATCTGTTTTAAAAAAGCCTCTTCACAATACTTCTTTTTATCTGAAGTTGGGAAGGAAACTAAGATTTTAGGATAGTTCATGGTTTAAATTAAATCAAGAATAAACATAAAAGCGATTCCAGTAATAAGTATTAGCCCAGTAATAAAGTCTTTAATTTTCATCTTTGTTTTTTTTAGTTTTTGTTGTTTTTTGATTATTTAATTTCAATAGGTTTTGGACACAACGAAATATATTCTTCTCCTTTAAAAATTTCCCATTCACTATTGACTGAATACTTGTAATCCACAAACCAACCATTTTTTAATAGGTAAGCGTTGTTAATTTTTTCAGCAACAGTAAACTGATTTGTTACTTTCTTATACCCTAATACGTTGTTTTCTGTCTGTTCAACTTCAACCGTATATGTTAAAATAACTTTCATAATTGTAGTGATTTTCTAATTAAGTCAGCACTTTTCTGAAATGCTTTATCATTTTGTAATGATTCTAACTTCCAAATAACCTCTATATTAGAATCAATTTCTAACATTTGTTGTAAATCATCTTGCAAATCTCTAATCATTTGCTTTGTTGTTGAATTTAATTTCTGTGACATCTTGTTGTTTGTTTGTTGATATATCAAATATACAACCTTTATTCTGTAATAAAAAACTAATACAGTAAAAAAGTAAAAATAATTTATAAAACGCTTATTAACTGGTCTATCAGGCTATCATTATTATCAAAATCTAAAACTTGAGCATAGTTATCATCTTTGCTATAATGTATGATGCTAATCTGAACGTATAAGTCACTAATAGAAACTATTTGATAGTATTTATAAATGCCTAGTATCTCCCAATGGAAGAAGCTACAAGCATCTAAAACATCTTGCAAATAGTCGTCCCTTGTCATCTCTTACGTTTTTGTTTCTTCATGGCTTCATCATGTGCCTGTTCTTGGTGTTCAGCCTTCAAAGTATCTTTAGCAATATCTAAGCTTATAAACTTTAAAACCTCATAAACATTAGTACTATAAACACTTTCTAAAGGCGTTTCACCTTGTTTATTATAAATGCTTTTATTTGCAATGTAATACGCTCTATCCACCCAGAACATCTTACTAAGTATCCTTTCAGATAATGAATGTACTTTTTTCCCTTTTTTTTCAGGGTTAAAGATGTTATTAAAGATTGTTGCAAGTTCTTTTGTAAAGACTGCAAAAAAAAATATCCTCTATAAACTTCCGATACTGTTAAGTTTTCAAAAGCTTTAGCCCTCATTTCTATTAACTCTTCATTGTATTGTTCAGTTTCATTTTCCCTAAACAGGATAGCCGTTAATTTAGCCAAATAAGACCATTTACGGTACTTTTTAGATTGAAACAAACTAACTAAAGCCTGAGATTCTGAGAAGTGCCGATACGTAGCACCTCCCAGCATCTTGTTAACACCACCAGCAGTCTTAACGGACTTTATAAGCTTATACTCTTTTTTGCCTAATTTAATAACCTCACTTTCTCCAATATCATCTTGTGATGGCTCACCTAAAAATTTAGCAACTAAACCAAATAACTCAATTATACTAAACCCAGTACCACTTACATCTATTTCAGATTCTAAATAATCTCTAGGTATATTACTAAACAATTCTATCCAGTCAATATAAAAAGCTAATAACTTATCTTCTGTTATTGGGCTTTCTTCTTCTGAATAAATATAGTTTTTTAAATAGATAGGCATATTGTTAATGTAGTCCTGAGCTTTGCCCATTTCTTTAACAGTAACATCATGCCATTGGTTTTTAATTTGGTAATCAGTTTCTAGGATAGTTGCGTTAATCATTACTTAATAATGTTTCTAGCTGTAAATATTAAATCTTGTTTTATTTTGTTAAGCTTTGCACATGAAGAAGTATTTAACTGTTTCCCTCTTTCTTCTTTAACTGTTTTATCTATAAACTCAGCAATCTCAGTTAGCTTTTCTGATAAACTTAATTTGATTTCTTTTTGTTCTACTTTCTTAACCTTAACAGGCTTTTTAACTTTCTTTTCCATTGTATAAATATAATAAATTAAAACAAATGTGTTAGCCTAGCAATTTGTCCGTAATCTTTAGAATGTATAAAAGCTTCTATTGCTTTTTTTGCACCTATATAACCTTTTCTGTGGTGCCATGCGTCACTACCTGAAGGACTTCTAAGATACTCAACTGTTACACCTTGGTAATCTTTACCACTTTGGAATTTAGTAGTTTGTTTGTGGTGTATATGATGTAAATAAACATACCTATATTTTGTTTTTGCCCATAGTTCAGGGGCTTCATTTGCCATTAATAAAGGCATATCAGCCATTTTAGCACCATCACCATGACTAGAGCCTATCAGGTTAACACCATAATTATAATACTTTCTGTGATTATTAGATATATCAAACGTTATATTTTTAGACTTTCTAAACCAACAAAAAACACTATCAGCCAACATATAACCACTTATGTAATCATGGTTACTAGGGTTATGAATAATGTGAACATCAGCAATATTAACAAGCCTTTCAATTATTTGAACATATAAATCTCTAGCCCTTAAATAATTCTCATGCCATAAACCGTTAACATCCTGACCAGTGCCAGCAGTAGTACTATTAAAAGCATTATCAATATGTAACACGTCATTACCTATTATAAAAACTATCTTATCTAATGGGAAGCCTTTAGCCTTGTTTAAAATACCCTCAACACCTTCTAAAGCTCTATCTATTGCTTTATCTGAATTATAACCATCATTAGTTTCTTCTTGATTAGCGTATTTACCGATATGTAAATCAGCAATATCTAGAACTAATAAATGTTTATCTGTTATCTCTTTTCGTTTTATCTTCTTATAAGATGGGCTATATGCTTTCATCTCATTAATAAACTTAGCCCTCATTTCATCAAATGAAATAAACCCTTCTTTGTTTCTAATAAAGATACTGGCGTGCTTACCCTTTAACCAGCCATGACTCCAATTATCAGGAAGTGTAAAGTTGTTTTTACTTAGTTCTGATTCAAATGTATCTGAAGCGTTTAAATCATTTACAAAATCACATATCGTGCGTTTATGTATTGATATATTATATTTAGATTGTATTTCTTCTGCTATCTCTGGGTAAGTTTTGCCTTGCTTCCTTAACTCTAAGATTTCATCTTTGTAAGGGTTTAATTTACTCATTTTGTACACGTTTGAATAAATATAACAAATTTTTTACTTATTAAATTTTCAATTTGCAAATCACAAATAAATTCACTATTAAGCTATAGCCCTAACTTTTTTACGCCTGTTTGTATTTCTATCAATAGCCATGATTAATACATCAACCATATCATCGTGTAAAGCATTAGGGAAGCCTTTAAGCTCATTTAAAAAGTTATCTATGTAACGCCCATCTAAAAGGTTTACACGACCACTTTCAACAAAAGCACTAATAGAGTTAGCCCTACTAATTTTATCCTGAGTAGGTGGTTTATCTTCCATTATGTTTAAACCTGTAGACCTCTTTAACATTTGTACAATACTTTTACCACTTGCTTTAGGCTCTACATAAATACGGCTTCTATTATTATAACCGTTTAAAGATGTAAATGTTAAAATCTCTTTTATAAGTTCAGGAAACTCTAAACGAACGGCTTTAACTTCTTTTATATATAATTCATTGTTATGAAATGCAGCACATAAAAGAGCTGTAGCATCATTGTCCTGTTTGTTAGTATAAGCAGTATCAAGATAAAAGTCCCACTTTAACAAATCAGCGTTTATATTTTCAGGTAAGTTTTTAATAATGTTAAACCATTCACCTTTAAATATACCACCTTCACTAGGTGATGGAATTTGTGAATATTGACCACTATAACCATAAGAACCTAAACCTATCTTAAAACTGTTTAAAGTTGTATGAGAGAGCCTTTCAGGAAACAACAAACCATCTACATAATTATCTTTTAATGACAAAGGTTTAACATATTCAGATACCTCTGCTGGTAAACAAATATGTTCCCAATTGTAAGGCTCTTTTTCTAATAGCATTCCTGTTAAATCATTCTCATGTAGTCGCTGCATTATTACAATAAATACGCCTTTATCAGGATTGTTTAAACGGCTTCTAAGTGTTTCATTAAAGAATCTATTTGCGTTTTCCCTTTCTACTTCTGAGCGTGCTAGTTGTGGGTTTTGTGGGTCATCTATAACAATTATATCACCACCCATACCCGTAACCGTTCCACCTGTACTAGTAGAGTATCTTAAACCACTATTAGTATTAGTATATCTTGACTTTGTGTTTTCGTCTTTAGAAAGTTGTACACTAGGGAAATGATTAATAAACCAATCAGACTCAATTAATCTACGTGCCTGAGTACTTAAAGTAATTGATAGACTTGATGAATAAGATGAACTAATAAACTGTATTGAGTCTTTTAATATCCAGCAGTAAACAGAAAAGAAAACGTTTACTAATTCACTCTTTAAAGTCCTAGGTGGTACATTGATTAATAAGTGTTTCTTTCTAGGCTCATCACTTACAACCCTATAAGCTTCTTTTTGTAGCCTATCACATAAATACTTTATATGCCAATTAGGAGTAAGCTGTTGACCGTTATGGATAGTTTTAAAAGCATCTAAAGTAAACCTATAAAAAGACTTCTTATAAATTCCTACCTTAATCTGTTTGTCTGTTAAGTTTTTCGTTAATTCTTTCAAGTTGTTCTAATTCATCTAATGATAGATTGTCTATATTAAAAGTTGTCACCTCTTTTTTAACTTCTTCTTTAATTTCTTTCTTATCAGCCCAACTAAATCTATTCTTCATATTCATGTACCAACCAGTATAAGAAAACTCTTTATTTTCAAGTTCTGTACGCCCTTTTGACAACCACCACGCCTCACAATATTGCTTACATTTTTTTACGGTGTCGGAAAATTCAGGCTCTCTATCACTTAAAGCATAAAAAGTATCTCTACTAATATCTAATAAAACAGACAATTCAACTATACTAGCACCTTGTTTAGATAACTCTATAATAGACTTTTTCCAATCTTTTCTAAGGTCTGTTAATTCTATTTTAGGTCTACCTACTTTATTAGTCATTATTTTGCTTTCTTAAATCACTTATGTTATAGTCTGGATTAGTCTTATGATATGTATCAATAATTTTAGTATCAACCATAATACTATTTAGAAATATATGCTTTGTGCCATCACATTTAACTTTCCTAGCATTTGTAAAAACATAGTCATAACTTTCTACTTTGTAAGTACAGTCTTTATGTACAAACCAATCACCCTTTTTTAATGTACCTATTTTAATCATAAAAGTATTCTTTTACTGCTGCATCGTTATAACCTAAAGCATGAGCCATTTGCTTACATAATTCATAATATTCACTTATTGTAATATCAGGCTTTTTAGCTTTTATTGATACTACTTCATCGTAATGGCTAACACTTATTTTAAATTTCTTACTCATAATCTTCTTTTTTAAATATAATAAAAATTTTAACAATATTATAAATTCAATTTTACTGCGTAAAACAGTCGCTCAAGCTAATTTACAAGGGCGTTAGGCACAATTAAAAAACGCAACCCAAATAGTCTGTGCTTTTTTTCCGCTTCTATGCCCGTACAATGGTTTTTTATCTGTTAATTTTAATATTTCTTTTAATGGTATTTCAGCTTCACACCACTTAAATATTAAAGTTCCGTTAGGTTTTAATACTCTAAAACATTCCGAAAACCCTTTTTTAATATCTTCTTTCCAAGTTTCGTTAAGTAAACCATAATCAAAAGCTATTCTACCAGTTGCCCCCGCACCCTTATAAAAATGTGGTGGGTCAAAAACAATATGATAAAAACTATCATTTTCAAACGGCATATTTCTAAAATCTACCAATTTGTCAGGTGCTACAACTTTTGGTTTCCTTCCTTTAGTTCCTTTTGTACCCACGTCTATTACTCTTGTCCCTTCTCTTATGTCGGTGTATAAAACTCTTTCGTCTTGTTTATCAAACCAAAACATTCTAGTGCCACAACAAGCATCTAATATTTTTTTATCGTTATTCATATCTATATTTTTAGTTTTAAATTAACGGTGCATAACACCGTATATATTTTATTTTCGTTACTCAAACAAATCATATACAATTCATTAGGTTTAATACTAATCTTCTTCAATATCAAACTCAATTCGTAAATCTTCTGCTAAACAATATCCATCACATTCAGCTTTATCATAGTAAAGGTAGTCGTCTACACCTACATAACCTGTATGCTCTTTTATGTATTCTATTGCTAATCTAACTAAGTATTCTTTTCTGCTTTCTTTTTCTTTTTGCTCTAATTTTATCATAATTGTTCTTTTTACAATGCGTTATTTTTCTTTACTTTCTAAGTACTTATCTAAACACTTCTCACAATGTAACCAGCCTTCTTTAACTTTCTTTTGGCATATTACACAATTACTATTAGGAAATAAGCTTAGATGTATTATTTTACTCATTGATTAATCTTCCAAGTGTAATTCTTTTTACCATACTTACCTTCTTTTAAAATTTCAGTTTGCTTTAATAGTCCTTGATTAGTTAATACTGTCATACTTCTTCTAATAGATGTTATAGGGCAATTTAAACCACTTAAATCATGAACTTCATAAGGTGTTAAAGGTTTACCTACCTTTTTTAAAATAGCATAAACCACATCATTTTGAGTTTTGGCTTTTAGAATCTCTCTTTTTAATTCTTCTCCAATTAAATTGGTAGTATTAAAATAATTTTTCATAATAGTTTGTTTGTTTTTACAATATTAATAATAAGTTTTTTACACTACAATAGAAACTGCTGGTTTTCTAATTTTAACTGATAATTTCTTTCTCTTAGTTCTGTGTTTTGCTCTTTTAACCTTTCACAATAATCTTTTAAATTATGTATTTCATCATAAATAGCATCTGTAAAAAATTCTAATTCAGCTACACTATTAACAGCCTGAGAAACTAACAAGCCTAGCCCATCTTTTTGCATGTTTCTTTCCTCGAATTGTTTATCTAATCTCCTTAAGGCAATATCGTAGGTTGTTAGGCACTCTTTTACCTCTTGTCTAACGTTGGCACTCAAAATTGTTTTGGCTTCCTTAAACATGAAGTAAATAGGCAAATGAGTTATTTTTGGTTTATCGCTTAACATAAATTTGTTTTAAAATGGTAAATTGTCGGCTTCTGTATCATCTGGATAGCTCATATAACTTTTTCTGCTATGTTTTTCCGTTTTCTCTGCTACGTTTGTTAACATATCCATCTGATTAGCCCCAACATCGCTATAAGTTTTCTCTAATGGGTTTATATTATCAATGAAGTATTTACAATGGTCTGACCATCTAAGCTCTATTGGTGCATCTCTAGGAGTAACTCCACCCCCTGTAATAGTTTCTTTAACCTTTCTAACGTGCAGCTCTGCAATGTTCCATCTTTCTGCGTGTTGAGTCATTCTGTGAATAGTCCAAAAATCATCGGCTCGATTCGCGAACTTTTGCCCCCCTTCGGTATCGGCTTTTTCTCCTGGTGCAAGGTTTCCCTCGTAAATATGGTCTTTAGGGTATCTATTTCGTGCAGCCTGAGTCACTAAATGAGCATTAACAAAAATGTTAGTATTAGTCTGAGATGCAAATATTCTAAGGTTAGCACAAATGTCATAGTCTTCCTGGTGTTTGTTACTTGTTTCAGTCATTAAGCTATTAAAAGGATCAACTAATAAGCCGTCATGGTTTTTTTTACCAGCTAAATCTAAAATATCATAAGCTGAATATCTTTTATTATTTGGTATAAACTCGAAGCAGTCACTAATTTCGTTCAACGTTCTTTGAAAACCTTTGTTATCAATGCTAAAATGTTTATCCATTCTTTTACCAGTCCAAAAATTAAATATTTTAAATACCTGACTTCTGATAGTGTTTTCACTAGAATAGATTAACATTTTTT